TTCATATACTGAGCAGCACGCTTCATCATCTCTTGTGTATAAGGTTTAAGTTTCTCTTTGTCGTCACAGTTCTGAATGATCTGATCAACTACTGGCTTAAACCTTTTTTCTAACTTTTCAAAGTGGCCGTTCTCACGCATCTTATCCCATATAGGGTGCTTAGTGTTTCCTCCATCGTACGTGTAACAGTGGTACAACATGGAATCTGTAACGGCTCCTTCAGGCGTAGGCTTCATCTGATAGGTATCTTGCATTTCATCAAGAATTTCTTCAAACTCCCATTGATAATTGCGGTAACCCATGAGTACCCCTTAAAACTTCTTAAGTCGTTGTTGAATTAAATAAAGAACTCGATGATAGAATCGCATTGTTACATTCGGAATTAGAGTTAATTGATAGTGATATTGATAGAGTTCAAAATGGTATAACTAATATAAGGAAAGACACCGATGAAAAAGTTAGTAATGTTGATATTCTTACTTTTAACGAGCTTGTCAAGTTTTTCACAGACCGATATGGAGAAAGACTCGGTAGTGAAACTTCAAGTTCCGATAGTGAGACTAGTAATTAAGGATTTAGTAACTTACGATGGTATAAAACTTGAATTAGAAAAGACCGTTGAATTATTAACACTCGAAAGACAAAAAGTTGGTGTTAAAGATTCAATGATTTCTAATTTAAATACAAAAGTGGTTAATCTACAAGAAATCATCAATAAAACCAACGAACAATATACTCTTGAATCAGAAAAATCAAAAGATTTATTAAAAGAGTTAAAAGGACAAAGAAGAACTACCTTCTTATACAAATTAGGAACTACTGTTGGTATGATAGCAACTGCAGTTTTAATACTTGGTAAATAATGGCCAAACAATCACTAAAGGAAATAATAAAATTAGAGTATCAGAAATGTGCTTCAGACCCCATATACTTTATGAGGAAGTATTGTATGATACAACACCCTGTTCGTGGTAAAATTCCTTTTCACTTATACCCATTCCAAGAAAAAACACTTACTCAATTTAAAGACCATCGTTATAACATTATCCTCAAATCAAGACAGACAGGTATTTCAACTTTAACCGCTGGTTTCTCTTTATGGAAAATGTTATTCAACCAAGATTTCAATGTTCTTGTAATTGCAACCAAACAAGAGGTTGCAAAAAACTTGGTAACTAAGGTTCGAGTAATGAATCAATACCTACCTTCTTGGTTAAAACAAGAAACGGTAGAAGATAACAAATTATCCCTTCGATATTCAAATGGTTCTCAGATTAAAGCAACTTCTGCTGCTGGAGATGCTGGTCGTTCGGAAGCCTTATCACTTTTAGTATTTGATGAGGCTGCCTTTATTGACAAAATCGAAGAAATTTGGATTTCTGCCCAATCTACCTTATCAACAGGTGGTAATGCAATTATTTTATCAACTCCAAATGGTGTGGGTAATTTCTTTCACAAAACTTGGGTAGGTGCGGAAGAAGAAACAAATTCTTTTAACCCAATTCGATTACATTGGACTGTTCATCCAGAGAGAGACCAAACATGGAGAGATGAACAAGAAGTTTTATTAGGACCAAAAGGTGCTGCACAAGAATGTGATTGTGATTTCGTAAGTTCAGGTGATACTGTTATCGACCCACAACTTCTAATGTTCTACAAAGAAACTTATTGTCAAGAACCAATTGAAAAGACTGGGTTCGATGGAAACTTGTGGAAATGGGAATATCCAAATTATCAGAAATCTTACATGGTAGTAGCCGATGTTGCTCGTGGTGACTCTGCCGATTACTCTGCTTGTCATGTAATTGATGTAGAGGAAGCAACTCAAGTTGCAGAATATAAAGGTAAGTTAGATACCAAAGATTTTGGAAATTTTTTAGTATCTCTTTCAACTGATTATAATAACGCATTACTCGTAATTGAAAATGCAAATATTGGTTGGGCGGTAATACAACAGGTAATAGACAGGGGATATGCAAATCTTTTCTACATGAGTAAAGACTTGAAGTATGTGGATGTAGAACACCAACTATCAAATAAATACCGTGCCGAGGAACGAGGTATGGTTGCGGGTTTTTCGACAACTTCAAAAACACGACCTTTGATTATATCAAAGTTAGATGAATATATTAGAGAAAAATCAGTAACAATTCGTTCATCTCGTTTAATTGATGAATTATTCACTTTTATATGGAAAGGAAACCGTGCTGAGGCGATGAGTGGATACAACGATGATTTAACGATGTCATTGGGAATTGGTCTTTGGGTTCGTGATACTGCATTAAGATTAAGACAAGAAGGAATTGATTTAACCAAACAAGCAATTGGTGGTATTGGTTCATCAAATTACGATGCTGTTGGATTTGGTGGTAATGCATATAATGATTCTAATCCATGGGAGATGGATAATGGTGCTGGTGGTAAAGAGGATTTAACATGGTTAATTCGATAATTGTATATTTATATTGTATGGGGGATTTATTATGATATCATTAAAAGACTTAATTAACGAAGAATCAACATACTGCGAAGAATATATCGTAGAAAATTATCATGACATCAAAGAATTTTGTGAGTTCATGAAAGAATATAAAGCTGATATGAACGAAGCTGAATATCAAGGTAGAAAAGTAAAACTTGGTAAACCAATGCAAGGTGATGTTAAGAAATTCAAAGTTTATGTTAAGAATCCAAAGGGTAATGTTGTAAAGGTAAACTTCGGTGCAAAGGGTATGAACATTAAAAAGAACAACCCAGAAAGAAGAAAATCTTTTAGAGCAAGACACAATTGTGATAATCCAGGTCCAAGACACAAAGCGAGATATTGGTCTTGTAGAAAGTGGTAATATAAACAAATAAAATAAAGGTTATAATTTAGTAAAAGAGAAATAAAATGGCAGATACTTCATTTTTTGGAAGATTAACAAAACTATTTCGTGCACAGGCAGTAGTTACTGTGGACAAAGATGGTAAGAGAAAAGTTGTCGATACTGATGAAAGACAACAAACTAACTTATCTTCTTTACGAGATAGATACACCAAATTACAGAAATCTTTCTATGAACAAGCAGGTGGTGCACAATCAATGGCATACCAACAAGTTCGTAGAGAAGTTTTTCGTGATTATGATGCAATGGATAACGACCCTATCCTTGCTTCTGCATTAGATATTTACGCTGATGAATCTACTCTAAAAAATGAGTTTGGTGATACACTTACAATCACTTCAGACAATCCACGAGTTCAAGAAATTCTTACTAACTTATTTTATGATGTTCTTAATGTTGAGTTCAACCTTTGGCCTTGGACACGAAATATGTGTAAGTATGGAGATTTCTTTTTAGGATTGGAAATTGCTGAAGGTAAAGGTATTGTGAATGTAACCCCACATTCAGTTTATAATACAGAACGATTAGAAAGAACTGACCCTTCAAATCCAAACTCGGTAAAGTTTAAAATTACCGAAGACCCAAATGGTAAAGAATCATACGAGAACTTTGAAATTGCTCACTTCCGTTTATTAGCAGATACAAACTGGTTACCATATGGAAAATCAATGATTGAAAATGGTAGAAGATTGTGGAAACAATTATCTCTAATGGAAGATGCAATGTTGATTCATAGAATCATGAGAGCACCAGAGAAAAGAGTTTTCAAAATTGATATTGGTAATATCCCACCAACAGAAGTTGATAATTACATGCAGAGAATTATCAATAAGATGAAAAAAGTTCCTTTTATTGATAAAAACACAGGTGATTACAACCTAAAGTATAACATGCAGAACCTTACTGAAGATTTCTACTTACCAGTTCGTGGTGGTGATAGTGGAACTTCTATTGATAACCTACCTGGTTTACAAGGTGCTGAAACAGAAGATATTGAATACCTAAAAGGAAAATTATTTGCAGCTCTTAAAATTCCAAAAGCATATTTGGGTTACGAAGAAAATGTAAATGGTAAAGCAACTCTTGCTGCAGAAGATGTAAGATTTGCAAGAACAATTGAAAGAATCCAAAGAACACTTATTTCAGAATTAACTAAGATTGCTATAATTCACTTATATGCTCAAGGTATTACTGATTCCGAAATGACTAACTTTGAGTTACAATTAGTTAATCCATCAACTATTTACGAACAAGAAAAAGTAAATCTTTGGTCAGAGAAAATCAGATTGGCACAAGATATACAAGGTCTTAATATGTTAAGTAAAGATTGGGTTTATGAAAATATCTTTAAATTATCAGGTGGAGAACAAGATACAGAAAGAGTTAAAATTCTTGATGATTTAAAAGATAGATTCCGTTTCCGTTCTATTGAAGATGAAGGTAATGATCCTGCAATGGAAGATGAAGAACCTGAAGATGTTGAAGAATCGTTACAAAATCTTAAAAATGAATTACGAGATAAAGGTGGTAGACCAAGAGAGGGTGGAACTTATGGAAAAGATAAACACCCTTATGGTAGAGACCCACTAGGTGATGATGAAAGAACCTCGAAAAGAAGTAGAACTTCTGAGGACAAGGCTATAAAATATATCGAGAAAAATAAAACACTCTAAATTTAAGAATACAGGGTTCTTATTCGAGCTTCTAACTCGTCAGATTACATTAGAGATTCTGAACGGACAAGAAGAACTAGCCAAAGGAATTATCAAAGAATTCTATGGCAAAGGAACTGAATTATCGAAAGAATTACGTTTATTTAACCTTTTAATAAACGAAAAATATAATACAGAAAATAAAGCTGAAAAATTCGTTGACACGATTTTAGAAGCACACTCAAAACTTAACCAATCAAAGTTAGGTAGAGAGAAATATAACTTGGTTAAGGCAATCAAGGAGAATTTTGATATAGATAATTTCCTATCTTCCCCAGTCACTAACTACAAAATCTTAGCATCTATCCACAAATTATTCGAAGCTAAGAGAATGGATGTCCTTGATGTCAAGGATGTATTTGATTCTAAACTTACTTTAGTTGAACACATTTCCAATTCCCCAATTTCTCAATCAGCTAAAGAAGATAAACTTGTAGAAGAGTATAGAAAACAAGAAAAAGACTTACGTTTATTAACTTATAAGATTCTTGTTGAAAACTTCAATAAAAAATATACAAGTTTAAATGACTCTCAAAAATCTCTTTTACGAGAGTATATCAACAATGTAACTAATACATCTAAATTTGCCGAGTATTACGAAAATGAACTTATCAGAACCATTACTGAATTACACACATTGTATAAAGGAATGGAAGATAAGATTACGAAAATCAAATTACGTGAAACTATTAATGTTTTGAAAAAACAAAAAATCGGTAAACGAATTACAGATGAACAAGTTTCAGCATTGATGATGTCTTACGAATTAGTAAAGGAGATTAATAATGTCAGAGGAGCAAAAGCTTAAAAATTTTATTGCAGAACTAATTCAAGAAGTAGAACAAGAATTAGAGGAAACAAATACAACTGCCAATATTGATGGGTATCAAACCCCTCATTCTTTTTCGCGTAAGAAAGATAAAGAGCGTAGAAAGAAAAACGCTACTCAATTAGGATATTCCCTTGTCGATAATGACGTTGACAACATCACAGAAGCTAAACAAAAAAGACCAGTAAATCGTTGGTTAGAATTAAAAAACGATGATACAATGCATCCACACAAAAAGATGGCAATGGGTCTTAAAGAATTAAAGTAT